CACTGCCCCATGTGTGATTCAATTGTATGGGCGATTAATTCAAGCTCGTTTTCCGGAATAAACCCAACAATTTTTCGAACTTCTTGAGCTGCTAAAATTGGATGATCAAATTTTGTATATTTACTTGCTAAATAATCTTCATCATTTCCACTTTTCATTGAATCGTGCATGATACCAGCTACACGAATCAAATCTCTTTCTCTTGATGTAAAGTCGTTTTTATAACAATCAATACTTAAAATGTGATTTAAAAATCTCACTAATGCACAAGTATGTCGTGCCAAACCTAAATCTCCAAATGCATATTGAGGATGATATTTCCCTGTGCTTGATGCTCCAACATTCCAGAAATAATTAGGAATCACTTTAATACACTCTTTTGCGAATTCTTTAATATCTTCATTCTCAAATGTGCTTAACAACGAATCAAAAATTTTAGATTTTTCATTTCTCATTAGTTTATTCTCCTTTTAAAAATGTTTGTAATAATGTATTTCTTTTGAAATTTTCTTTCTTTTTTAATGCCAAATTTATAGTTTGTACCTCTCCTAAATGGTAACAATTTTCTTTTGCTCTACTAATTCCAACGTATAGAAGATTTGAATTTAACATATACGTATGTGCGCTTGGTGTTGTTAGAATAACTTGTTTGAATTGCCCTCCCTGGCTTTTATGTGTGCTAATCGCATAAGCAAGTCTTATATTCTTCATAGAACTTTTCGAGCAATATATCAATTCTCCATCATAATCTACAACCATAGCATCTTTCATAACTTTTACTACTTTACCAGATTCACCATTTGCAATAAATGTTGTATTTTTATCATCTACAAATTCTTCATTATATCTAATTGCCTTATAATCATTTACATAATTCATAACAATATCATTAACTCTAAACTCAGAATCTCCAAACGTTATTTTTTCATTAGGATTAGGATTTATGGCATTTTGCAACTTTTTGTTCAATTCAATAACGCCATAATCTCCTACGTTATAACAGGATAAAACCACAATATCTTCTTTTTTATATCCCTTTTTAATCAGACTTTTATATAAGTTTACAGAATAATCTACAATTTTTTCTTTGTTTAACCCCATAAAAATATAAGATTTATCATCACCAAAAACTTGCATTCCTGTTTTTTTACTTCTATCAAGATACTCATTCTGCATTCTTGTATCTGTTGCTATTGTAGAAAGACCTCCAGTTCCATATCTAAAAACTTTATTCAATGTTATTGTTGGAACACAGTCACTACACAGTAAATCATATAATACATTTCCTGCGCCAACTGAAGGTATCTGTGCGTCATCCCCTATTAATAGCAACTTTGTTCTATTAAAATCAATAGCTTCTAATAAATGCCTGAATAAGAAGATATCACACATTGAAAATTCATCGACAATTACAACATCAAAATCAAGTGTATTCTCTTCGTTATACTCCCAATAATTAGGTGGCATATGCCCAAGTCCACGATGAATTGTCATTGCATTTTTACTAGTAAATCCAGCTAAAACTTTTGCTGCTCTTCCTGTTGGTGCTAGTAATAAAGACGATTTATTGTAACAATCCAACATGTTTACAAAGGCTTGTGTGCTGCTAGATTTTCCAGATCCTCCGTACCCTACAAGTAATACAATATTATATCGACACATATATTCAGATGTTTTGCATTGTTCTTCCGTCAAATTGAAACCATCTAATTTTTTAAATTGATTGCAATCACAATCCCATTTTGTATTAATATTCAGCCCTTCTTTAATTCTATTTGCTATATATTTCTCAGTGTCATATGTATCCTTTTTGCACACACATAATAACTCTCTATCAAACACAACATCGTTATCGGTTTTTAAAATTACAGGTAAATGTTTAATGGTTTCTGGAACCAATATTTCAAATTGTTTTTTCAGTTCTCCTACTTTTATGTACGTGTTTCCGTTTGTTTCGTTTTCATTAAGAATATAGTCTACACATGCTTTTGCTCTTTGATACGATGTTTTTAAATCGAATCCAAAGAATAATATTGGAGTTTCCCCAGTTTGTTTACATTTTTTTGCTTCTTGTTCTAATTTCAACAACATTTCATCAGCCGTTTTAAACCCGATACCACTTAAATTACATAAACATTCATATGGTTCTGTTCTAATAACCTCTTTGATTTTTTCAACAGACGGATACTTATCATACAGTTTTTTTATGATTGATAAACTAAATAATCCACGAAACTCCTCTACCAAATCAGCAAGTTTAAAATTTTCAATTACCTTTCGTTTTATAACATTGAATGTATATTCCTTAATTCCTTTTGTTTTCGATAAATCAATGTCATCCAATCTATTATTCATAATTCTGTCTACAATATCAGGGTACACAGATAACAATGTTTCTGTTTGATTATATGTTAGAATTTCATAAAGGAACGCTTTTGTTGATGCTATTGTTGTAGGCTTTTCTCTGCGTATATTGATTACATCATATCCAATACCATATTTATCAGAAACCTCTTTTGCGTTTACAGTATATTCAACACCTAGATTAAGTTCTTGAAAATTGCCTTTAATCGTTGTTGTATTATACTTTCCGATTTGAACATCTGGATACTCGTAAGAATTTACTGAACATCCATAAATTTTATACTCATCAGAGTTGTACACCAATCTTTCTGGTGTACATTTAAAATCTATAATTTTATCACTCATATTTCTTATCAAGTCCTTTCCTAATAAACATCCCATCCTACTACTATTTTCTCCATTTCAGATGTTTTAACCCATGTACCATTCACTATTTTCATCTTATTTTTTTCTCTAAACTCTGTAACATTAATAACATTTCCTGTTTGAAAAGGTTTTTCAACAAAGTTCTTACCAGATGTAATCTTCGTTTTTAAAATATCCCCAGTTCTCAAATTGTATAGATTAAGGTATGGTTTAGTCTTATCTTTATAGAATTTTGCTTCTACAACATAAAACATATTCTTTGGAGCCTTAGGATTAGAATAGATAATGTATTCAAGATATTCTTGCTCATATTTTATCTGTTCTTTAATTGATAGTGGTTTATCTTCAATCTTTTTTGACATTTTTTCTACATATCTATCCATATGTAACTCTTTATACATTTTTGGCGTTTCATTATCATAACATCCTTCAAATTCATTTAAATCTATACCTAATACTTCTACATCTGCTTTTTTAATTTGTTTTCTACCATAGAACTTTTCAAACATTTCAATTATTTGAAGTAGTTTTTTGTTGGAACCATAATCTGAAAAGAAATTCAATATAGTAAGTATTTGTAATTGTCTTGAATTGACAGATGTTCTTGTTTTAACATCTCTAATAACATCCACAAAATCTTTATATGTATTATTTTTCCCTAACTCATATAATTCATTTGCAATAACTTCATTACAGTATTTAATAGAAGAAATCGATTTATAAATCGTATTCGTATTTCTATCAAAAGTGTATTCATTTTGGGATTTACCAAATTTAATATTCTCTAAATGAATATCAAAATAATCTAACTCTGCAATGATACGACTTGTCTTTTCATTATCAGACTGATATTCATTCAAAACAGTTGTAAAGTATTCCAATGGATGATGCTCTTTTGCTTCTGCTCCATAGATACTGTCATAGGCTACCGAAACGGCATGAGCTGCGTTAAAACTGTATCGTGCAGCATCATCTACAACTTGCCATACTTCATCAAAACCTTCTTCTGTACCAAGTTTTGCTTTGTAACCTGCTAATAGTTCTTGTCTCAACTCTTCTTTTGCTTCAGGCGTAAATTTCTTTTTGCTTATTTTCTTGATAATGTCATATGTATGATCTTCTTTCATACCACACCAAACCAAGAAAGCCATAATAGATTCTTGATACAACATAAAATGATAACTTGGTTGTAAAATCTCATCAATTTCAGTAACGCCCGTACTATAAGGCTTTCTATCAAGAAATGTATTTACCAAACTTGCGAATCCTGGTCTAATCGCAGCTACAAATGCGCTCATCTCTGCATCTGTCTGTGGTTTATAACGCTTCAGCATTGATGTTGAAATATCTGTATCTGCCTGATTTAATGTTGCTGTCATACCATCTTCATATAATTTCCAAGTCCTATTATCTACTTTTTGCAATAACTCTCGAATATTTGGAATAGGCTGATCAATCATCTTATAAAAATCCGAAATTATTTTCCATACCTTTACGGTTAAGTAATCATTCTTCAAAAACTTCCACACATCGGACGTATACCCATCAATACAAGCGCACAGTTCATTACCTACTCGAATTAAACCTAATTCTCTTGATAATGGCTTATTAGACAAAACAAAACTACACGGGCTAGGTGAAATACTTTCGATTGTACCTATATATTTCTGTGCTTCATCTATAATAGGCTTCCACCTCTTATCGTTTCTGAAATTATCTAAATTCTTACCAACTTCGTTGTACTCATCCATTGGAATATCATATGCTCTACACAAGTTTCTAAAAGCAGATGACTCTTTCATAGTTCCCAAAGCATACATATAATAGATACCATCTTCACCAAGTAACTCTTTTGAAGCTAATATTGGTGCAGATACATCAGCCCAGTTTTGGTCGATATCTGGTAATGACCTCGTTTCTAAGATTCTTGCAGTGCTCATAAAACGTGTTGGATATAAGGGTACAGGTGCAGTGAATCTATCTATCTCTGTAAAACCAAGTAACTTATTAATATAGAAGGAAACTGCTGAACCTCTACCTGTTCTTGATAAAACACCACTATATTTTTCTTTTGCTAATTCAACCATTTTCTCATTAAATAAGAAATAATCTGCCATCTGAGTATCTTTAACAATCTTATATTCAAAAGCGATACCATTTTGATATTCTTTCCAACGTAACCTATCTATGTTTACCTTCTCCTTATTCCACTTTTCTGATAAGTGTTTTGCAAGTTCTTTGTCTTTTTCTTCTTGTGTATAATTAGGATAGATTGTAGGCATTTTAATCTCTTTATCAAAATGCAATTCTTCACATTCGTCAAAGATTAAAGTGTTATTCATTGCTTCTTTGATTTGCCAATCAGATAATAGACCTTGTTTTTTATATCTTTCAACAACAGTATCATAATCAGGAAAATCAAGAACAAAATTATCCTCATCAGCATAGTTAATACCCTTACCTTTTAAGAATTTCACTCTATCCTTTGCTTGTTCTGGATAAATATAATGACTATCGTTTGCATGAATAATCTGCATATTATAGTGTTGTTTCAGCATTAACATATTCCTGTTATGATTTATTTGAATATCAAACGGATGATTCTGTACTTCTAAATAAAAGTTCTTACCAAAATGACCATATACTGTTTCAAACAGCGTTTTCATATCATCACTTTGTCTTAAAATTCCACCAACACAAGCAGATGTAATAAAGAAATTGTTTGGATTCAATCTTTTAATTAATTCAATATCAATTCTTGGTTTATAGTAGAAACCACTTCTATTACTCTCAGACACAATCTCGTTAAGTTCATAAAAACCATCTTGATTTTTCGCAATGATAATTATATGGTAATTAGCGTTATCTTTTTCTTTACGGTCTTTAACCATATATAACTCAGCACCATAAACCATTTTAAGATTATTCCTTTGGCACAAATCATATGCTTCTAGGAACTTTCCTGACCATCCGTGTTGAGTTGTAAAGTAATTTTTACACCCCAACTCTAAACTTCTTTCTATATAATCTGTATTTTTTACTACACAATCTAATGTAGATACATTGCTTTCATGGCAATGTTTGTGGTAATTTTCATATCTATTAATGTATTTTCACCTCTTCTAAAGACTATCTAAGAATGAAAGTAAATCATCTTCATCATTTGAAGATTCAATATCATCATCTTCATCATCTGTATTATTTTTAAACATATCCTGTTCTTTTAAATAAACATCATACGGTTTGTGCAATAACCTAGAATACCCCGATAGTGTCGCCAATCTAAATGCGTCTTCATCAGTAACATCTTGCCAGAACAGCATTTCATCATTGGTATTAAGATATTCTCTCTTTTTCTCTCTAAATTCATGAATTTTCTCTGTAATATCAGCTTTTAATTCATTTACTTTTTCTTCCGTCAATGGAACTTGAACATAACAATCTTTGATTTCAAATTTTTCTTTCACTTCTTTTGGAAGGTACTCAATTGTATTTTCAAGAATCATTTTATCTACATATAAATCAATATCATCTTCATATCCAAACTCTTTAAGCCACATTTTAGCCGTATTGACTAAACTTTCTCCAATAACATTTCTCTCAATATATCTATCTTTTTTCTTCCCATTTTTCTGTTCATATGTTACTGTTACATACTTCAAGAAATTCCATTCACAAATAATATCTTCAAGTGGAATTCCCAACGCCTGTCTAATACCTTCGGCATAAATTACCAACTGCCCACACTCTTGTTCTACTTTCTTGCCTGAATATCTTGTGCTCGTTTTCCAGTCTATAATTCTAATTCGTGTTTTTTCATTACCATTTTCGTCTACATATTTTTCTGTAAACATAAAATCAATGTATCCTTGAAGCACTATGTCATCTGTAATTCTGATTATAATAAAATGTTCGATCCTGTGTGGTTGCCTAATCACATTGTGATTTTTAAAGAAATGTCTTACACAATTTTCATATTTATTTGCAATCTTTTCATTCTTTTCTGAATCGTTTCTATCATATTTCAATTCAGCAATATTCATTGTAAGAAGCGAGTCTTCATATATGTTGATCATGTCATCGTATTTAATTTCTCCACTATATAATTTTTCAATAATATCATGACAGTAACCGCCAGACACCGCATATATTCCATTCGTTCTGTCTTCTTTTTCATGTAATACATATTTTAAAAATGCTTCCCACTTATCTTGTTTATAACAATGGTATTTACTCCAACTGTCCAATTCATCTATATGTAAATTTTTACAAATTTCTTTAAGTTCTTCTCTTGTTTTTCTTATTGTTATCACCAACACTTTCTAAATATTTCATATACTCTTCATGTTCATTTTCATCATAAATAGTTCTATGTTTAAACATAAACTTATAAATCTTATTACTCATATCCGCCGGACTGTCTTTGGAACCATGTTTTAATAAATTCCATCTATCATAAATATAAGAGACTGGTCTTATATGAAAAAATTTCTCACATTCTTTTCTTATATGATTAATATCAATTCCTTCATCTAAACAAATACAAATCTCTACGTTTAAACTAATCAAAATCTTTACTTGCGTTTCTGTTAATTCGCAGTTTCCAATTGCTGTGGCGGTCTCGTCTTTTCTTGAATATCTTTTCAGTACAGACTTTTGACTCTCCATTACAACTGTATAACCAGCCTCTTGTATTGATTTATAATTTTCATTTAAACCATATATATTAAGTCCTTTTGGATACGTGTCAGAAAGTTTAAAATATTTTGGAATATCAAACATTTCATAATTTTGAACTGTAGTTCTTCCTGAAATTCCTATATATTCATTGTCACCACCATCCCATTTGCGTTCTGGTATTACTATTCTCTTGCGGTCATATGAATATCCAATATTAAATCTTTCACAAGCAAATGGCATAATTCCATCTCTTACCCAGTCTATATATGGAAGTGGTACATATTCTTTAATACACGAATCGTCATATACAGGAACGTCAATATCCAATGTCCTGCGCTTCCTCTTGACTTTCTTAAATATCCTTAAAGGATCATTTTTCTCTTCATCTTTAACATTTTTGCTATATGTATAATTAAGCCCCAAAATCTTATGTAAATATTTATTTGCTTTGCCGAAAGATATATTTTTTATGTCCATTATAATAGTAAATATGTCACCGTTTTTGTTACCTTCAGAATTTCTTATTGCCGAAGATAGTGTGTCTTTTTTTACACATACAGCAGTTTTATTTGTTCCATCAGGCAAGGCGGCTCTCCACTCTTTTTGATATTCTTTTATATCATGACACCCTAAAGATTCTAGTATCGTATAAATACTATTGTTTTCAACTATATATTCTTTCAAATCATCTGCATTAATACCAAATCACCGCCTTGTCCTTTTTTTTGTTACCAATCTTGAGTTATGTTACAAATTCCAATATCTTTATTTGTATTTGTACTAAAATCAAATTCGCTAATTATTTGAAAAGCATCTGTTTGACCAAATCTATTTTTAGGAATAAATGTAATCATATAATGCTTATCTCTTTTTAATTTAAATGGTATTTTACTTTTGCCATTTTTACCTTCAAATCTATATCCTACGATTTCATGTTTTCCACCTTCATATTCATCTTCGAATGGTCTACGAATCATCAAATTTACACTCATGACATCTACGATGCTCTTTCCCATTCCAATTTCGTTATTTGTTAAATATCGCATTTTTATACTTGCTTTCCCAAGCTGATATGTTACAAATAATCCAACATTTTTTGCTGCTGGTTTAACGACATCATATAGTGCAACCATATCTCTTGTCATTGATTTATAAATTTCATCTGTCTTGGCATCACAGCTCTCTTTTAAAGTATCAAGAATAAAATATTTAACTCCTAAACTCGCATACTTTTTTATGAATTTTATAACAATGTTTACTGAATATCTTTCCAATGGAACAATCGTTATGTTTCTGTTTTCTTTTTTTTCTTCAATCCATTTTGCAGCCTTTCTTAGAATTTCCATTGTTTCTTCATCAAAATTACCATCACGTAACTTATATTTAGGTAACTCCAACTTTAAAACATTATTTGCCACCCATATAATCAATTCTTTTTGTACTTTTGTTTGGTCTTCCTCATTAATAAACAGAACCAATTTTTCATCATATTTTATAATTGATGGTATGATATAATTCATAGCTGTTGTAGATTTTCCAACACCTGAGTTTGCTCCTAATCCGTATATATTGCCACTACAATTCAAACCACCAACTTCTTTGTTTAAAATATCACAATTGTTGAATGGTAAACCAACCCCAATCCCTTCATTTAAACGATCAATCAAGCTATTGATTCCGTCGCATGCATTATATGTTGTGACTTCATTAGATGCATTTACGAAAATATGGTTTAGCATTGCTTCATACTCTTCATAAATATCATCAAGGCTCATATCAACAAACTCTTTAATTCTGTCATATATAGGGAACTTGTTTTTAAGCATAAGTAATACTGTATTCCATTTGCTTAATTCATTTACATACCCACCAATATTCTCTACCTGGACATATTCTTTCGCTTTCTCGATTGTGTTATATCCACCATATTCATCATATTTTGATCTTAATTTAGGATGCTTTTCTAAATATAACCCAACAGTTATATCATCTAAAATTGCCTTCTTTTCTTTAATTACAATATCATAAGCTATTTGCCAATACACTTTCCAAGTATTCTCAGTAAAATCATCTAATTTTAATGTATAGTCATACATCAAATCTGGCTTGCAGAAAAAAATCGACACAATATTTGCCTCGCAGCTAAGTTTGAATTCTTTTACAGTTTTAGCTGCATTTAACATCATCTCTTGAAATGGAGTGATTTTTTTATTTTTATTTTGTGCCAAATATCAACCCTCCCTAAAACCATTTTTTCATTCGTCCATTTGTATCTTGTGTTTTTCTAGTATATTTCGCCCCATTATTAAATTGGTTTTCATAGGAGTTTTCTTTTATTTTTTCTTCTCTATTTTTTGCTTGTCTTAAACGTATATAAACATCATTAATTTCTGGTTCAACAATCTTTACTATCAAATTAATTCTGTGTTTTTCATCTTTTATTTTGGATTCGTTTTTTGAAAGGTAATCTAAAATTTTTTTTCGACATATCTTAAATGCACATAGAATTGTGTAGTCATCATAACATGCTTCTGATTCAATATTGTTATTAGCTATATGCAACCCTTTTTTTAACCCTCGTAATTTTAAGGCAAGATATTTTGGAAATTTCATATTGTCATCATATTGAAGAATTTCTTTTTTGACGTATTCACATAATTCAATCCATTCTTTATCTTTTGATTCTTTTTTTGTTCTAGCCAAAACACACACCTCTAATCTATACGCTCTGATACATACATATCAGAGCGAGCAATTTATTTTTTTTTTTTTTTTAAGACAATTGCAACTTTGTAAAATCTAAAAGTTCTGTCAAATTTTCAACAGTTTGCATTTCGATTTTTTTAATATCAATTTTCTTTTCTTTAATAAGATTATTAATTTTACTAATTGCATCAATATTCTTATCTTCTTTTAACTGCTTCATTAAAGCTTTCCATTCTTCTGCAAGAGCCTCTGCTTTATCTGCTTTATCAACCATTGATTCTGTTGATGTTTTAAGATCATTTTTATATGATGTTTTATTTGTTTCAAGACCATTCATGGATTCGTAATAATCTTTCCAAATATCAAAACATGGGTTTTCAATATGTTGCCCGACTTTTGTAACACCTGTCCTGTCTTTGATTACCTCTGCCCAAAATGTTACATTTCCGTCTCTATCTTTTTTTGTGTAGTGACGAAGGATTGTATCATAATCAAATTTTACACTTTTGTGCATATCAGGCTTATAGCCAATCACTTTCTTTCCGTCATCATCTTTAATCTCAACTTCTTGGGCTACTGATACAACATGCGTTCCTTTTGAAGATAAATCAATTTTCGCTTGTTGTAATTTCATATTGATAATCTTAATACGCCCCCATTGTTTAACACTGATGCCAGCGTCATCCACATCTCCGCCTTTTTTTCTAGCACGTCTTTCCTCTACTTCTGTTGCACCAATTTGCATTGTCGCATAAAATTTACTTTCAGAATCAATAGAAAGTGTTTCAATTTCGCCATCATATTCGCCATCAATGAATGCATCTAAATCCTCTTCTAGTTCATCTAAATCCGATGTATTATCGACCATAATTAAATTGTTATATGTATTTCCATTGTTAATAGTAATGTTTTTCCCTTCGTAATGCGCCACACCAGTTTCAGAGTCAATACATGCTACTCTAGGAAATGTTAATTGAAAAGTAGATTTTCCACTTCCAGATTCCCCATAACTTAAAAATTTACCACCGATTTTCGCTGTTCTAGCTTTTCTAAAAGACATTAATTATTCCTCCTAAGTTTTTATATTTATTTATATAATTTGGTTTGTCTAATTTAGACAAACCATTTTACATATTGTCTAACATTGCAAGTAAATCATCGTCTTCTGACGTTGAATCTGAATCACTATCGACATTTGTATCATCATCTGTACTTACACCAGCATCAGCTAATGCCTGTTCATAAAAATACAAATCAGTATCTTCATATTTAGATTCTTCTAATGCAACCGTTGGTTTTCTGTTTTCATCCTGTCCAACATATGTAATGTCAGGTTTTAAAATAATCATTCGTTTTTCACGATTGTTATTTCCTACAGCACATTTAGATTTTGCTTCATCTTCTGAATACAATCCCATTTCAATTAATTCTTTAATATCATCTGGAATATCATCCTCTGTAATGTTTACAATAGATCCACCCTCGATAATATCTCCCACAACGGTTAGTGCATTTAAAGTATTCTTTTTTGATACTTTAAAGTATCTCTGAAGCATTTTTGCCGTAATTTCTTCATTCTCATTAACATGTACTTCAAATGTTTTTGGGAATACGACATTTTGTTTTACTGTCACTTTTTTACCGTCAATTTTCGGACTTCCTACATAATCAACCACATAAGTATCAAGCATAATAGTCCCTTTTTCTTTATCGCGTTTTCCAATACTTTTTGAGTCAAGAAGAATCATCTGGCTAAATTTTGCTTTAAAATCATCTTCATTTTCAACTTTAGATAACACAATAGATGTGATTTCTTTTTTCATTGATACGTTCTCATCATACTCTGAATATCCAATATTACCTTTTACATTAACAATCATTCCATCTTCCAAATGTTCGTTTAAATATTGGACTGCATCATAAGGAGTCAAAAATTTCTTATATACTGTTTTTTCTTTTACATCTTTTTCTACACCAACAGTAATGAAAGAAGAATCAGCAATTGTATCAAGAAGATCTTCATTAAATCTATCTTCCCATGCAATTTCAACCATTTTGCTTTTTCCATAATCATCTTTATCTGTTTTACTAAAAGCTCGTAAAATATTGTCATCATCTGGGAAGAATCCTCCACGCATTTCTCCATAAACAATATTACCATTGCCACAATCTACACCAAGATACATCTGATTGTCTGTCCATCCAGAATCATAAGAATTATCAAGATTAAAAGTTTTGTCTGTTACTTTTGCTCTTCCGATAAGATTAAATGATGCCTTTCCTTTTTTTAATGCTTTTCTTTCCTTTTCTCTTGCCATTAAGTAAAATCCTCCTTATTATGTAAAAATATTAATTAATTAACTTATATCTGAACGCCCTCTCGGACGGAACATAGAAGTAACTCTATATATAAATTCTATGTAAAACAGTGATTTTTGGCTGACTTTAACCAAGGGTATGCTGTAATCCACCCAAAAACAAATTTGATTTTCTATTGTATTTTTGAAACCAATTAGTGTTGCGCTATACTGAATATAATACTGACCGCCAAATCAAGTATTGTATTTTTATATTTTAATATTCTCTATTTTAGTCTATGAAATAAGAAATTCATTTAATTCATTGTCAAACTATTCAAGTAATCAAAAATCACCTTTTCTGGAATTGTGTAACATTCAATAATATCGTAAATTTGAAACAATATCATTATTAAGAACGTAAAAACTATAAATGAACCAAATATAATGGTAACTACCTGATAAAATCTCCAATCGCTATAATAATCTTTTTCTGCATACTTTGAAATCTTTTTAATTACAATGACAGGTATAATTATGGCGATAACTCCAACAATAATCCAAAAAATTGAAGTTACTACTTCGTAATTGATAAATCTACCCATCAGTTCTTTTAAGTATGGCACAACGTTTTGTGAAGTCCAGTCTATTGCAATTCCAAACTTCTCGCATAAATTATCTAAAACTTTTATGATTTCTTGCGACATCTAACTCACCGCCTTCCTATAATTATTCTCTAAATGAATATTAGTTTTTCTTACAATACGATTCCTTCCATAACCGCTCTCGTTTCAAGAATTGAAATATAATCATCCATCGCTCTAAGCTGCATACGGTATGTACTTTTGGGACACGTTGGTGTGAAATTTAATTTTCCCATATCCCAATCCATCACCATTTTTTGTAGTTTGTCATATCTAATTACAACTTGCGCATATTCTGCTTTGAATCTCTCTTTATAATCTTTGCTGTTCATCATTTCTGTCGTGTCTTCTAAGTCTTTTACTGGTTTCATATCACACATAATTTTATTCTCCAATCTCAAAATAATATTTCTTTAATCTATCTTCTCCGATTGTTTCAATTGCTTTTCTAGCAATTTCTTTTGCACATTCAGGACATAAATCCTTTTGTACAGAATTAACTTTTACATTTTAAAAAGCTCCTGTAAACAACTCCGGCAACACATAATCAGGCGTATGTTCACACTCTTTACCGCATAGATTACAATAGTATTTTTCTTCAACCTTTTTCATAATTTAATTCTCCATTTCTTCAAGTATTTCTCTAATTTCCTTATTCTGTTCTTGTCTTAATTTCGATTTGAACATTCTTCGGTTTTTCTTTTTCATTTTAGACCATCCATTATGATTATTCGCCCAACATGCATATCGTTTACTAAACCACGACTGTCTATATTCTGAGAATTGCCTACGAGATAATTCATTCGACTTTTTCATTTATTCACCTCAGATCTCGATATAATTCCATCTTTTCTTATCTCCATATTTCCATTGAATTTGCCCTTGGTAAATTCTTGTTTCTATATTCTCTACATTGTCCATGCCTAGGACAAATTCTCTATAAGAATCAATATCTCTCTCGGATAAACCATGAATTGCTTTAAAAATGTCTAAATTCTTACAAATATGCTCTACTGATCATTCATAATCCGTTAACGATAATTGTCTTTCAAACTCTTTTACATTTTTGTCTACTTCGGATTTTGCTTCTTCATATGTAAAATAGACTTTATCAGGACGAATTGAAACATGATCAATATGATGCTGCCACATAGGATATTTCTTTAAAATTCTATATCCTTCTTTAGTAATATCTTCTTCAATAACACCATGAAAAATCGTATTGTCTTTCACTAAAATTCCTTTATCGTATGCATGTTTTATATTTTCAGGATTTTCAATATCAATAAGACCAAACTCTTTTTCTTCTGTTAGATCAGAATATGTCATTTCAAACAACTTCGTATTATACGTCCAGCCTTTCGGCAACTTCTTGTATTTGGTTTCACTTTCAAATTCATCAATAGGAATTCCATTCACTAATCTTCTTTCTCTTAAAACAAGATAGTCGATAACAATTGCATCAGAAAACTGCTCGTCCACCATTCCACACTTTACTGTATACCTACCATTACCTTCGCTGTGACACCAGTAAACAATATCTCCATTTTTAAATCTTTTCTCATATCCCTGTTTCATATATTACCTCCATCAATTACTGTTTTTATTGAATACGCTCCATCTCTTCATTAGAAATTTCGATCATGTCAACCTCATATCCGAGTTGTCTTAACAACATTGACCAAGCCCAGTTACTTAAGCTATGACCACTTATCTCAAATCCATCACCATATTTCAAAATACTCCAGTCGCCGGATTCATTTGTTGTTATTGTAATTCTCTTAGAGTTATTACTTTTCGTATCCAATCCAAAATAGTCTTCTTTTGTTAAATAGCCTAACACTCCGTTAAGCCCAGCAGCTTTTACAATTTTTATAGCCATCGAAACAGGAATATAATTCTGGCACTTGCCATTTTCATTTTTCAGGATTCCTTTGTACTTTCCGTATTCTTCTAGTTGATCGATAACCATGTCCATATCAAACACTATCGGCTGCTTATCAATCAGATCATCAATGTATCCAACTCCAATTGACAGTTGACCTGGAGAAAATCCTGTTTCTTTTACAAACTGTTCCACTAATTTTTGTTTATCAATAAATTGCTTATTCATATTTTTTTATTCTCCCAATGAAAGTTCTCTTTCATCCTGAGAAAGATTCTCCATGTTTACTGTAATATTGTTATTCTCCATGCTAATCCCCCGTAATCTAATTTTTCATATTGTCTAATAATTCTCTGAGTTCTTTTATCTCTTTTTTCATATCATCGATGTGCTTATCTATTTCTTCATCAGAAATATTCTTCCCCATTTCAAAACAAACACATCCGCCTTTATCCTTATCTTCCACAATTAAACATTCTGCTTTATTTTTAATTGCTACGAATTGTTCATGTGGAACTCTTACGTGCCGAATCATACTACAATCAAGACCCATATTCTTATTCTCCTTTTCTTCTTCATAATACGTGTGATTTTCAATATAATCTTTTACTGTCCAACATTCGCAAATATCATCGCTTTCTAATTGGTATGCTGTTGTTTCTAACGAGTTATCTTTTACATACCAATAACGCTCGGATATCCAATCATCGGGTTTAACATAATTACAGTCAACGTCATGTTCAACACAAACTCTTAATAGCGTTTCTGCATCTTCAATTGATTCACATTCTAATTCTGATTCACCAGAAACAAATGAATCCCAGTTTATTTTCGCTTTATTATTCATTTTATCTCGCCTACTCATTCTCATATTTTTCATACATTCCATATACCGTGATAATCTCTTTATTTCTCTCAAGAGAATTTTCATA